TAGCTGGCCCGACACCTCACGGAATTGATCCAACCACAACCGACTACACGATCCGAGCGGTGTGGAACAATACTCTCGGGAGAGTTGAAGCCTACATTAACGGCAGCGGGACGCCAATCCTGACGTATACGGATGCCTCACCGCTGACGGGCGGCTTCCCCGGCGTACGTCTGTACTGCGCTGGCACTCCGGCGAACGTCCAGATTGATAGTTTTAGCGACGGCCCTGATGCCATTCTTGAACAAGAGGGTTCGCGCTTCTATAATGATGATGGCGGCGAATCTTCTGCAACGGCTTCTCAAGCGCAGGACACAGATGATACTGTGTCACTTGGCGTTGCTAGAATTATCCGTTTCCTTATTAACGGAACAAATGATCCCGGATCAATAGCTTACACTCTATACGCACAGAAAAACGGGTCTGGTGGATACATAAAAGTTCCTGTAGGAGCATCAGTAACTGAAGCTTATGGAACAGTTACTTTCGGTGCAATAGGAACAGGTGCAAATGGCAGTACTTCTGTTGCGCCAAGTTATCCAACAGGCATTACAGCAGATCAATATCTAACATGTCAGGTGTCGAGTGGTGGTACTGGCAACCCAACTCCATCAACTCCTAGCGGCTGGACCCTTCTTGGAACTTCTACGACAACCGATGGTACATACGGCGTTGATACTGGTCCACGCCGTATAACTGTCTTTGGCAAAATTGCTGACGGTAGTGAAACTGGTACGCTTACCGTTAGCATCACTAGTGGTGACAGTTGCCGCGGAACAATATGTAGATGGACAAAAGCTGGGTCTGGTTCATGGGTAGTAGATGCTGTAGCCGCTAACGATAGTGGAGCGCATACCGGTATCAGTATGACTGCCGGTGCTTCACTAACGTGGAATACTGGCGATGCTACGATGGTAGCCAACAGTCAGCGAGTTGATAGTGTTACGCAGAGCTCGCAAAGTTTGACGGCAACAGGTGTGACGTTTGGTACGCGCACGAATCGTGCTGCTACCGCTGTAACCACAGGAAATGACCATCGCCATACTGTTGATACCTTTGCGGCAATCAGTAGCACAAGCAATGTCACCGCAGCGCCGACGTGGGCATATACGGCTTCAGCTGCCGCTTCTTCAGCAAGTATTATTGTACGACTTCGTGAATATACAGCCCCCGTTACGAACGATCTTTACGTAGCAACGTCAAGTAATATTACGGCAAGCGGCGAGGCAACAACTGCAAGATTGACGGCTCCAAGCGGAAAGAGTACTAGTGACTTTGTTACTGGCAGAATCTGGGATGATGAAAATGGCAGCGATAGTATTGATATCACTGCTGATGACTATACAGAAGTTGCATGGTGTGTTAAGACGCAATCTCCTGCTGTAGATACAGATTATTGGGAATTTAAAGTTTACGCTGGAACTTCTCCGTTTGATACTTATACAGTTACACCAAAACTTACTTTAAGTTCTGCTGGAGCTACTGTTACAGCTTCTGATACATTTACAGTATCTGATTCTGCAGTTTCTATTACTCAACGTCTTAGCGTTGCAAGTGATACCAATACTCCGACAGACAGTTCGGTATCAGTAACCACAAGGTTGAGTGTAGCTACAGACACTAATACCCCGACAGACAGTGCTATTTCAGGAGTAGCTAATACTTGTATAGCTAGTGATACGGTTTCATTTAGCGATAGTGCTGTCAATGTTTCTTCATTAGTTGCTGTAGCAGTTGATACAAATACACCGACAGATTCTGCTGTTTCAATTACACAGAGAATTTCGGTAGCTGTAGATACTAATACCCCCACAGATAGTGCCGTATCTGTTACAGAAAGAATATCAACTGCTTCCGATACAAATACTCCGAATGACTCGGCTGTTAGCGTCATTCAAGTAATTGTTGTTGCTGTAGACACGAACACTCTAACAGACACTGCCGATTCAGTTACTTCTCGACTTTCTGTTGCTGAAGATACTATCAGCGTATCTGATTCTGCAGTTGGACAAAGTGTCACTGCAAATGAATCTGTTGCTGAAGACAGCATTAGTCTAACAGATTCTTCTGTATCTATTACTCAGCGTCTATCTGTTGCTGACGATACGATTTCGCTAACAGATTCTGCTATATCTGGAGTAAATAATACATGTAATTCTTCTGATACTATAACGTTTACAGATAATTCTGTATCTGTAACAACTCGTATCAGTATTGCAAATGATACAATTAATTTAACGGATTCTTCTGTATCAGTAACACAAAGAATTAGCTTAGCAAATGATACAATAAGCTTTACAGACAGTGCTATTGGAGATGCTTCGGCTAGTGCAATAGCATCAGCAAATGATACTATCATATTTGACGATAGTTCATTGTCTATTAGTGTACGTATTTCTATATCAGATGATTCTATAATTTTCAACGACAGTGCTACATCATTAGTAACTGTGGTTAGTAACGCTACTGATAATATTTCTTTTAATGATTCTGCTGAATCTTTTAGCTCTCTTTTAACAATCGGAGAAGATACAATTATATTGTCAGATTCTGCCTTTACAGGAACAATAAGCTTTCCTATTGATATTGATTTGATCGGTAGTTGTACTATTGACATCGAATTAACAGGCGGTTATAGTGGGAGCAGGAGCCTTACTGGCTCTAACGCCATGGCGCGTCATCTGACAGCGAGTAGAGAATAATGGCGAAAGAACAATCTTTTGAAGTTTTTAGCGGTAACGATGTTGTTCTTCATGTCACCGTTATTGATGAAGATACTGGCGACCCTATAGACTTGACTACATATTCAAATGCGATTTGGGCTCTAGCGAAAAAGCCAAATTCAAGTACTCCGTTAATTCAAAAAATACTCTCAGATGGAATTACTTTTATAACTCCTGTTCAAGGAAAATTAGACGTTATTCTTTCTGCGGCTAATCTTGAACCTCTTAAGGGTGAATATTATCATGAAATGCGTCTTACAGATGCTTCTGGTAAGAAAGTAACTACTCTATACGGAACTGTTACAATCCAAGAAAACCTTATTCGAGACTAGTATGGCACTTATTGTTCAAGACGATACCGGAACTGTTGCTAACGCAAACGGTTATATCAGTGTTGCTGCGTTCAAAACGTACCATGATGATCGAGGTAATGATTATAGTGATTTTGACGATACTGCAATAGCTTCTGGTATTATCAAAGCTACTGATTATATTGACACAAGTCGTAAATATAAATATTGGAAATTGACAGAAGATCAGACAACTGAATTTCCTAGAGAATGCCTTGGCTATCCTGCAAATCTACTTAAAGCGTGTGCTGAATATGCATTACGTGCGTGCAGCGCCCCTCTTGCACCAGATCTCGAGCGCAATGCTGAACGTATTGTCAGTACGATGCAAAAAGTAGGCCCTTTGGAAGAACGTACTTCTTACCTTCAAACAGGTAGCGGAAGTCGTTTGCTTATGGTCTATCCAGCAGCGGATATGCTTTTGAAAGACCTCATTGATTCAAGCGTTGCTACACGAGTAATTCGATAATGGATTATTCAAAAGCAGTTGGTTTGTGTCAGAAATTAATAAATGCATCTGGCAGACTTATCACAATTGAAAGATTATCCGGTACGGCTCAAGATTCTACAAAACCATGGAAAGGTGCTGGAACCCCTACTGTTGAAAAAAGTATCAAACAAAAAGGTACTTTCTTAATTCATGAAGGTCGTAGAGATCTTGGCTTTCTAGGGCTAGATGAAGAACTTTTAAAAAGGGTAGAACAGATTGTTCTTGTTGCTCCTGGAACAGTTGATTTAACAGACTATAATGCTATTCTTGATAATACTGTACGATATAGCATTGAATGGCTGCGTATTTTGAAGCCCGGTTCAGTTACGTGTCTTTATGTATTTGGAGTAAAACGGTGACCACGGATGAAGCACGGGATGAGATGTTAGCAATTCATCAAGAAGTTGCAGACGCTCAAGATGTGCCTCTTACATTCACAGATGTACCTGCCAAAGTCCCGAGTGTAAATACGGTATGGGGTAGGGTAGTATTGCGCCACGCAACAGGCGGGCAAGGCTCGTTAGCTGGGGCAGGGGCTACTAAGTTGTTCGACGCTAAAGGTGTCCTTTGGCTTCAACTTTTTGGTCCGAAGGGCGACGGTAGTACGGCAGTATATCAGAAAGCACAATTTTTCTTGAATGCACTCCGTACTTATCGAGGAAATGTTTGGTTCCGAAACATGCGCGTCATGGAACGTGGTGCAGACGGATCGTTCGAAAGAGTGGACGTTCTTACAGACTTTGAATATACCGACATCCAATGAGGTGAAGTTCCATGGCCGACAAAATTGATTCAAATGTTACAGGGTTGAGCTTTGCAGAAGAAGCGTCTCTTAAGACCCTTCCTGGTTCTCCTGTATTCTATCCTCTTGAACCCAACAGTTATTCTGACTTTGGCGGGCAGATTACTACGGTTGCACGCAACCCGATTAATCCTACTCGTCAGCGAAAGAAGGGTGTAACCACGGATCTTGAAGCTAGCGGTGGCTTCAATCAAGACCTTACTCACGGAAATACGACTCGGCTTTTGCAAGGCTTCTTCTTTGCAGATATCCGTGAAAAGGCAACTACTAAGCCGATGAATGGTGCGGCTGTGGTTATGACTGCTATCACCGCTGCGGCAGATGACTATACTGCTGCATCTGGCTTGCCGGCAACTCTTGTTTCAGGGGATCTTATTCTTGCTGAAGGATTCGGTGTCACTGCTAACAATGGTATCAAAGTTGTTAACGGAGCTTCTAGCGGAACTGCTATTAGCGTCAGTGATGCTCTGACTGATGAAGCCAGCCCTCCTACTGCTGCAAAGGTCACGCTTATCGGTCATCAATTTGCATCCGGAGACATTACTCTTACGCTTAATGGCGGGCTACTGAGGATGGTTTCTGGTGCATTTACTATGACCTCACTTCCTCTGATTGCAGGTGAATGGGTTTACATGGGAGGTGATCTGGCTGCACATGGCTTCACTGGCAAAATGGGTTTCTGCCGAATTAAGACCATCGCAGCAGGTTATATTGAATTTGATAAGACTTCTTTTACAACTGGCGCTGAAGCAGACGGTACAGGTAAAACCGTTCGCCTCTATTACGGATCGATTATTCGTAACGAGCCTGATTCAGATGATATTGTGCGTCGTACTTATCATGTTGAACGTACTCTTGGTGAAGACGATGATGGTGTGATGTCGGAATATCTCACTGGTGCAGTTCCGAACGAATTGTCTTTGAACGTTGCACAGGCTGATAAAGTTACAATTGATCTTAGTTTTGTAGCTTGCGATAATGAACAGTATGACGGAGCTACTGGCGTTAAGTCTGGTGACCGTGCAACGCTTATCCCCGAAGATGCTTATAATACGTCAAGTGACTTTAGTCGTATTAAATTGGCATCTGTTGAAGACGATGCTGATATCACTCCTTTGTTTGCGTACGCTACCGAACTGACGCTTACTGTCAATAATAACGTCACTCCGAACAAAGCTATCGGTACTCTTGGAGCTTTTGATACCAGTGCCGGTACTTTCGAAGTTGGCGGATCGTTGACTGTATACTTCGCCAATATTGCGGCGGTTCAAGCTGTTCGTAACAATGCAGACATCACACTTGATGCTGTTCTTGTCAAAGATAACAAAGGACTTTTGTTTGATATTCCTCTGCTGGCTCTTGGCAATGGTCGTCTGAACGTTGAACAGGATCAAGCAATTACCCTGCCTCTTGAAACTAATGCTGCACAAAGTTCTTACGGATACACTCTGCTGTTTCAGAGCTTCCCGTATTTGCCTGATGTAGCTGGGTAACTGTGCAAGTAGGCCGGGAGCGTGTACACTGCGCTCTCGGTCTATTACACATTTGAGGCAATATCAATGAGTTCGATTTACAAGCTATTTCGTACTGATGCTAATCTTGAAAAAGCAGGTATCACACTGAGCTATGGACAAAATTCTAAGGGAGAACCCTTGGAATTTATCATTGCTCGTGCCGGTGGGGCGAATAAGCGTTACCAAGAACGCCTAGAAGCTAAGACGAAACATCTTCGTCGTCAGATCCAGACCGATACCGTTGATCGTGGGCAACTGGAAGAAATTATCCGCGAAGTATTCGCAGAAACAGTTGTTCTTGACTGGAAAGGTGTTGAAACAGAAGACGGAAAACCTTTGTCGTTTTCTCGTGAAGCTTGTATCAAACTTTTCAACGATCTACCTGATTTGTTTACTGATATTCAGGAACAAGCGCAGAAGTCATCTTTGTTCCGTGCTGAAATTGCGGAGGCCGATGCAAAAAACTAGCGGAGGTCCTGCTTTACTATCTTGAGCAAGGACCAACGGAAAAAGCAATTATCGAGATGTGTGCGCGGGAACGCCAACCGCTCCCGCAACGCATCGCTAATGCACCTGAACTTTTTATAGGGCTGGAGTTTTTCTATGTTGCGTTTCTAGATCTTTCAAGCTGTCGTGCAATTATGGAAGGGCCGATTAGTTGGCTTGCAATTGACGATTATGCAATTAGAAGAGGGCTAGAAGAGGAACAAAGAGAAGACTTATTATTTCATATTCCAAAGATGGATAGAGTGTTTCTTGATTTTCATTCCGAAAAACGTAAAAAGGAATTAAAATCAAATTCTCCGCCGATTGCAAAGACAAAAGGCAAAACGAAACAGAGGTAATATGGCGGCTCCTGCTCAATTCGCTAAAAAGATAAGGCAATTGGGCAGGGCTGTCGAAGCAAACTCCTCAACTCTTGTCCGTACAGTTGCAAATACTATTGCTGAACGTGTAATTACCGGCACCCCCGTTAAAACCGGACAAGCAAAATCTAATTGGATTGCGAATTTGGATG